ACCCTACAACTTACCATACACAATGCTAAGCCTAATGAAAATTATTTCATGGGCTATAACATGGTGGTACCCGAGTGTTGAGAATGCCAAACTCATAAGTGAGTGGTGGTCTCTTAAAATACAGCTTTGGTATTCAACTAGAGGGTTTCTATGGACTATAAGTCACATAAAAGCCATCAAATTGCATATCACAAGATATATTTGTGGAGAACCACTGTTAACACCTCAGGGTTCTTTATCTCTAAGAGAAGACGGACTTCCGAAAGGAATAAGTCCTCTTTTAGATGTACTAGGAACAAATGAAGGTAAAAGTTTTGTTTTAACATTACTTAATATCTCCAGATGTTTACCTGGTACTAAAGAACCTGACTTGTCAACGATCACCTCACCTTGGGAAGGTTATATACCGTACCAACTTCAGGAATTTATTCCTGAATTTGTTGCGATGTATAATTTTCCTAAGTTTGTTAGTGAATTTACACTTAGTGATTTGATAAACTCGAACAAATCTGGACCTATAGGAGTAACAACTCCTACTTCTGTTTTACAAACACATATTGTGTCTGATAAAATGAAGAATGAGTTAGTACTACTTACCGGTGGATATCCAGAGCCGTTGAATATTATGGGACGAATAATCCCTAATATCCCTCCGATTCTGAAACCCATCGAAAAGTGGGCCGGACCAGTTAATAAATGGTTCGGAACATTATGTAAGGCTTTCCATGCGAGACGTCCAGAATTTGTAACTTACTTACGTAAGTTATCAATTGTGAACGATCCCGAAGGGAAAGCTCGAATCATATGTATCTTCGATTATTGGTCTCAAATGGCCTTGAAAGGAGTTCATCAATATGGTTTCGATCTTTTAAGATTGATTCCAGAAGATAGAACTTTCGATCAAGATCCATTTAAAATCAAGAAAGAAGGACCCTACTATAGTATAGATCTTACAGCTGCTACAGACAGATTTCCACTTAAATTACAAGAAATGTTATTTAAGGAGTTATCTTCTGAAGAAGTTGCACGGGCATGGTCAAGCTTACTTACAGATTATGAGGTATATGTTCCATGGGAGAACCGGACAGTTAAATACTGTGCTGGTCAACCTATGGGCGCATATAGCTCATGGGCAATATTTGCTTTAACACATCATCTAGTAGTACAATTTTCAGCGAAAGCTGTGGGTGAAACCACACCTTTCAAAGATTATATGTTACTAGGAGATGATATAGTTATTGCAAATAAAGCTGTATCTGAAAAGTATTGCGAGATCTTGTCAGTTCTTGGAGTAGGAATCTCTACGAACAAGACGCATGCTTCACAACATACGTACGAGTTCGCAAAAAGATGGGTAAGTCATGGATACGAAATAAGTGGAATTCCTTTACGGGGACTTGTGTCCTCGTGGAAGAAATATCACTTATTAGTACCTATGATTTATTCCATCATCGAGAGAACACCTGCTCGTCACTTCAATAACGTGCCTGGTTTACTATATGATTTATACGTAACAATGGGAACTCCATACAAACAAGCTAAATCGTTTTCAAACCGAGCTGCTGAATTCTCAGCAGTTTGGAAGTATTTGAAAACAGGTAACACTGAAGAAATCATGTTTCTTATTAAGAAAAATGATACTTCATGGTTCCCTTTCCCGAACAACGGCACTGCCGATGCAAAGGAATATTTAGATTGGTTGTTGGAGAGAACATTGATACGTGAAATCATGCAAAGAAATGAAGATACGAAAGGATTCCTAATTGGATTCCAAAATCGTATGAAACAATTCTTTGCCGAGGTCTCCGTAAACCAAGGAGATGATTTTACAAATGATATCTATCCGATAATGCCTTATCACCCTGTCTGGCAAAGCTGTCAAGCTGAGTCAGGTAAGATGAATGAGAAATTATCATTGATAATAAAAATGAAGGCTTGGAGACAATTACTAGAAATAGTAACAATCCCTGACCCTACGTTGATATTTCAAGATAGATCAAATGTAAAAATTTCTCAAGGTGTTGCAAAATTTGCCAAAGATCTTTTCAAAACTGCAGCAATGCAGCGTAAAAAAGATGTTTGGTTTTCAGAACAATTTGATTAGCCTTCAAGTGTGAACTTGTCGGGTAATTTAAGATGTTACTGAAACAAATTTTACAAACTATGGGAATGGTATCCTCAAATTCTGGTACTTTATACAGATTCTCCAATAGGTAGATAGCACAAGCATAGCTTTCACTACTATCTGCCCCCCTTGGTAACGAGGGGAAGACGTTGGCTCGGCTGTATTACCGTGTTATGGACCATTTGGTTTTATCTGAATCAAGTAGTCGGAATTTCCTTAAATCCGCACTCAGGAATGG